ACACTATATTATATTATAGGCGGAATAATCTTATTGTATATGGCAGCAACTAAAACACAATTAGGACAATCCGTTTCCGATAGTTTATTTTCTTTTTTACGTTATTTAGAGGAAGGAAACGAACCAGCATTAACAGCATATCAAGATAGTGCAGGAGTATGGACTATTGGTTATGGTAGTATTTATAATTTTGATCAACAAAGACCGGTACAGGAAGGCGATACTATAGATGCAGCAACTTCTGAAAATTGGTTAGAGCAAGAGGCAAATAATAAATTGCAATTTGTTCAATCATTGGTAACGGTGCCTATAAATAATAATCAATTAGTTGCATTAGGTTCTTTTACTTATAATGTAGGTGAAAGTGCATTTAAAAACAGTACATTGTTAAAATTATTAAATAGTGGTGCAGATATTAACACAGTAGCAGATCAATTTAATCGGTGGATATATGCGGGCGGTAAGGTAGTGAATGGCCTTATTAACCGCAGAAATGCAGAAAAAGCATTATTTCTTTCTTAATGACAGGCATAGTAAGGTTTAGAGCAATCCTAGTATTTTTATACTGGGATTTTTTTTAAAAAAAAATTTTCAAAAAATTTGGTTATATCAAAAAAAGAGTTTTCCTTCACATTAGAAATGATTTATTAACAACTAAAATTTGCCCAAATGCAAATTAATTACACACCTACCAGCAATGATTTATTGCTAGAAATGGCTGAAATTGAAAAAAAAATCAGCCAAACGAAAGTTATTATTTCCCAACTTTGTTTTTCAGACATTTCAATTATGTTTTTTACACGTTCTAAATTGGGTGAACGAATGTATCATTTTTTACGACAAGATAATTTTGAGTTCAATTTAGAAGTTGAACTTACAAAATTATTGATGGAAAATTATGAACAATTAAATGATCGTTTAGCTGAAAAAAAATTACATTATTCACAAATTACCAAAAAAGTAAAATGAAACCAATTATTTACAAAGGTTATTCCATTATATGGGATAATTATTATAGTGCATATATATGCAACATTGATGGTAGCAAACACGAATCTGTTATTAAAGCTTTTAAATGGATTGATTTTTTAACTAAATAAAATATACAAAAATGAAAAAACAACACACACAAAGTAATGAATGGCGCAAATTAGATAGGTATGATATGCAATATTATATTGAAAATATGATAAATAGTGGCAAAATAGAGAACGATACTTATGATTTGTCTATATTTATTAACTTTTTGTTTGGTACAATTGGCACTAAAAATATAGACTATACAGAATATGCGTCTGTTTATATGAAGGTTGAAAAATCAGATGGAACAGAATTAAAATTTAGAATATCCGACCATGCAAGTAAAAATGCAAGAGATTGGGATATTGATATTATAATTGGGCAAGATGCATCAGAAACAGCAGAAAATATAGTTTAAAAATTGTATGATGGCAAATCACAGCCTATTTATTGGGAAAACAAAAATGGTAATATATTTTAACAAACCCTTAAAATTTATTTTATGACAACTTATAATTTAATACAAACCTATTGGTTTTTTATTTCAGTAATATTTTGTGTGTCAGTAGCCATTATGCGAAAGAATAATGACTACTTTGCAATTGTTTTAAAAATGACAAATGTTTTATTTTTACCTGTTATTTTAATATTGGTTACAACATTTGCATTAGCTAAAATATTATTAAACAGGACTACTGTCAAAGAATTTATCAATGATTATTTAATTCCATTTTTCAAAAAATTAATTGTATGAATCAAAATGAACAACAACCTGCATTCCCCTGCGTTCCTATGCAAGACAATTTTCAACGATTGATTGCTCCAATACCAGGAATGTCTAAATTAGAATATTTTACTTTAATGATTTATAGCCAGAACATAAAAGAATTACTACCAGATAGTGCTATAACATTTGCAAAAGAAATATTATTAAAATTAGATGAAAGTGCAAAAAAAAGTGATGATAACACTTTACAAATAATTAAATGAATAGAAATGAATTATTACAACAATTATCGCAAAGAAAATACAATCCAGATTATATACCGCCGCCAGATTACAAATTATTTACTATAAAAAATAAAATTGTCGGCACCCTTCAAAATTTTTGTGTTTTTAGCGGATTGCCCAAAACTGGAAAATCAACTTTTATTTCAGCTTTAATTGCCAGCTCATTACATCCTTTTGATTTTTTTCAGATGAAAATTAATTTTCCTGAAAATAGAAAAAAGATATGTTATATAGACACAGAAAGCAGCTCTTATGATTTTTTTCGTCAAATGGAAAGAATAAAAAAATTTATTGGCTTAAATCGTATGCCAGAAAATTTAGACGCTTTTCAAGTTCGAGAAGATAATCATATTACTATTATGCAATACATTGAATTGTATTTGTCAGAAAATGCAGATTGCTGTGTATTATTAATTGATGGCTTATTAGATTTAATATTGAATTTTAATGATGAAACTGAAAGTAAAGCATTAATTCAATGGATAAAACGTATTACTAAGCAATACAATTGTCTTATTATTACAGTTATTCATTTGGGTAAAAAAGATAATCAAACATTAGGTCATTTGGGATCCATGGCGGATAGATATGCACAAAGTACGTTGTTAATTGAAAAAGATAAAGAACAACAATGTTTTACTTTGAGTAGTAAATTTATGCGATCAGATGAAGATTTTGAGCCAATAACAATTAAATACATAAATGGATCTTATGTTGAATATTATTTACAAAAATCTTCAGAACAAGAAATTAGAGAAAAATATAAAAAGAAAGGCAGCAGTTAAAACCGCCGCCCTAGAAATGATCACTACAACTAAGAGCAAATCACTTTTTTCACCACAAATATAATATTATGACAACACAACAAAAAATTTATTTTATTATTCAGCAAAGAAAATCTTGCACATTGGACGAATTAGTACAGATAACAAATTTAACGAAAACCAGGATAATAAGAAGCCTTTATCCGTTAATTGTTAAAAGAAAAATTAAATCAGAAAGCAGTGAAGGATTGAGATATTTTATGATTAAAAATAAAAAATAATGAAACAATTTTTAAGAATATTATATGCGTTTTTTTTATTGTTAATACAATTAATTTATTTTATCATCATTTGTATTGTTTTTTTACCATTAATTATTTATTCTTTAATAGCAAAAAAATGAATAATCAATATTATACGGCTATTGTTTTTTTTTCGCCTTTTACAAAAAAATTACCTTTTAAATATCGCAACATACAAGACGAAAATAACTTTGTAAATTTTTGCAAACGAAAGTTGCCAGGATCAATTTATTTTAATTTGTACAACAAAAACACAAAGGACTTTGTAAAAAGAATTTGGATAAATTAGTGTTTGAGTTTTGTTTTGTATCAAAAAGCCGCAAAAATTGCGGTTTTTTTTGTGCATATATGTTATGTATATTTAGTAATAAAGGTGAAAAAAGTAGATATATATACATTTTTAGCTTCGTGCGTATTTTTTGCCGCGCTTGTGGGCGCGGAAAAAACTGCGAGCAGGCACGAAGCTAACGAAAATATATTATATCATGCCGAATTTTTATTTTTTTTTATCCACAATTTTTTTTTTGATATAATTTTATGTGTTAAATTGCAAAACAAACCAATTGAATGAAAAAAAATACCTGGTGGGTTATTGGCTCAATTGTAGCAATAATTGCTTTTTATAAATACAGGATGGCCAATTTATTAACATATTCTTTTAATGGTATTTCTTCGGGATTGAATGGTTTAACTCCAGTTTTAATTGTATCAATCAATATAACAAATCCAACTAGCACAACAACTACAATTGATGCTATAAATGTTACTATAATTAGCAACGGAATTACAATTGGAAATGTAAATGCAACTTATAATCAATCAATTGCTGCCAATACTACAACAGTATTACAATTGCCTGTAAATATATCTATTAGTGGATTGATTAATGATATAACAACAACAATACAACAGGCAGGAGCTACGTTTGAAATAAATGGTAGCATTACTGCTGATGGAATTGCTTTACCAATTGACATTAAATATAATTTTTAATAATGCCAAAAAATACAGAACTGTTAGCACAATTACAACCTTTTGCAAACAATGAAGTATTAATTGTGGATGATCATAGCGTTGGTGATATTATTGGAGCAATTTTAGATACTCATAATAAATACAAAGATCAATATGATTATATTTATACTTATTTTGTAGGATCCACTCCAGAAGAAACAGCAAAAAATGTTTTTAATTATTTAAAAGCAAATGTTAAATATAATATTGAACCCGAAGATTTACAAACAGTAAAAAGCCCTTCTGCTATAATCGCAACAGGAAAATCTGGATCTGATTGTAAAAATTATGCCCTATTTATTAATGGAGTTTTAGATGCTTTTGGAAGAAATGAATACGAAAATTTTGATTTATATTACCGTTTTGCTAGTTATGATATAGGTGATCAAACTCCGCAGCACGTTTTTGCTGTTATGGTTATTGACGGAAAGGAAATATGGATTGATCCAGTATTATCTTATTTCAATCAAAAAAAAATTCCTTACTTTTATAAAGACAAAAAAATAAAACAAATGGCACTTGTTGCTTTATCAGGAATTGATGTGTATGAAAATTATAATAAAAACATAGTAAATCCTTATGGAAATTATTATAATAATAAACACATAGGAGATGCAACTACTAATCTTATTAGTGCAGGAGCTTCAACAGGAGCAAATATAGTTTTACCTGGATCAGGTTTAGTTGTAGGAGCATTAGCTAATTTAATTAGTTCAATTTTTCCTACCGGTGGCGGTACTGCAAATGATTGGCAAGGATGGGATGCTTTAGACGTACAATATAATAAAGGACAATTAGGAACGCAGGCCGCAACACATATCAAAGGAATTATTAACAATACGGATCTTAACCCTAAATTAGCAGCACAAAATATTTTATCATGGATACAAAGTAAAGGCAACAATGGATTGAATTTAATTTGTACAACTTTTAATACAGGACATGATTTAAATGGGCAAACTGTTACAATTAATGATGTTTTAAACGCATTAACAAAAGCTGGTTATCCTTCGCAAGGACAATCACTTTATAATTATTATCAACAATATATTGCACCACAAACGACAACAACAAGTTTATCTACTTCATCAAGTGGAATAAATCCTTTGTTTTTAGTTGGTGGTGGTATATTATTAATATTATTATTAAAATAAGATATGGCAAACAATACTTTACCTCTATGGACTAATGCTGCAAGTGTATTACAACAATCATTAACTCCAGGAATACAATATATTGATCCTAGAAGCGGTATTTATATGGATGTGGATAATACCTGGTATTTAAATAATGGTACCCCAATTAATACATATGATCCAAATACTGGTGCGTATCAAGAACAAGATGGTACCTGGTACACTTTTCAAGGTGTTCCGTTAATGAATTATAACACAACAAATGGATCTTATCAAGAAGATGATGGCACCTGGTACAATTCAAATGGTAGTGTAATGAATCCACAACCAACTAATGTACCTACATCACCGAATATTTTATCTAACATACTTAGTAGTAATAATATTATATATATTGGTGCAGCTGCTTTATTGTTAATTTTACTAACTTCAAAATCAAAATAAAATGACGGCACTTCAATGGATAGTAAAAGAAGCTAAAAGATTAAAAAAACAATATCCAAATCGTTTTTTGAATTGGAAAGAATATGTAGCGGAGGCTTCTGCTATTTATGCTTCTAAAAATAAAGGAAAATCACCAGTAGGTAAAAAAAGAAAAAAAGTAGGTTATTCAATAAATAACACAACTTTTGAAGATAGAAAACCTGTTAAAAAAAGAAAACCAAAAGCTAAAAAACATAATGTTTATAAAGTAACCAGAACAAAATCTGGTTTATTTAAAAAAAGTGGATTTAAAAAAATAGGTTCTATGAAAAAACATATATCAGAAAGCAAAGTTTTGCATGAAATTGAAAAAGTAAAAAGCGATATTAAAACTTTAGAACAAATGCAAAAACAACACATGATGAAGAAACATAAATCTTCTATTGGCGCAACAATTAGAAAAAAACATAGTGAAATAAAAAAATTATTAAAAAAATATTAATTCTTTATTTAAAAATCAAAATCAAATAAAATGGCACGTCGCAGACATCACAAAAAATATACTCACCGCAGACGTAAATCACACGGAATGGGTGCAGTATCTGGAATGGCTACACAAGCACTGGCATTAATTGCAGGTGGGGTAGCAGCTCGATTTGTAAGCAATACGGTTGCAGGAGTAATGACTCCAGCAGGATCAACTGTATCTTCTACAACCAAATATATTGGTGCAGCAGCTCCAATTGCCTTGGGATTCTTTTTACCAAAATTGCTTAAATCTAGCTTCGGTTCTGGTTTAGGACAAGGAATGATTGCAGTTGGTGGTTTAAGTTTAGCTCAATCTTTTGGCTTACCTGGTATTTCTGGTGTACCAATGATTGCAGGAATGAAAAAGAGAGTAGGTTTAGGCCCAACTAACATGAACCCTAGAGGAGCAATTGCAGGTCTTACAACTCATCAAGCAGCAATAATGACAGCGTAATTACTTTTTTCACCTTTATTAATAAACTTTAAAAAACATAAATCATGTTAAATCAAGTAGGTTCAAGACTGGTTTTTGAGAACGCAAAAAATTTTGTTGCTTCTCAAGGTTTTGACGTATCTCATGCAGTATTAACTCAAGGTTATTTGAGAAGTGAAGTTGCTATGTCTACTTCATCAGCTTCTTATCACGTACCGGTATTAATTAATGATTCCACTAACGGTTCACCTTTTGCAACCGAACAACGTCTCGCGTTGCAAGATATTTTTGTAGTAAGCGCAATAGGTATTTTTGTTGCAGCTCCTGCAAGTTCTACTACTACTGCTTTTCCTTTGTTGAGTTATCCAAATAGCACAACTTTTAGCACAAGTGGAGCCGCAACCGCTTTGTATAATTTATACAATGGTTATTTAAATATTCAAGTTAATAACCAAAATATTTTACCAACATGGGATATTTTCAGACATTATTTTGTTCCACAAACTCAAAATGGAGTTGGTGTTACTGCTGAAACCGTATTCCCAATTGATCAAATTGATGCAAGTGAAAACGCTTTTGGTGCTTCTGAGCCAAACATTTTATTGAATGGTGCTAGCAATATTCAAGCCAACATCACATTGCCTGGTGCTATTAGTACATTACAAGCTTCTACCGCACCACGTATTGTAGTAATTTGGAGAGGGATTAAATGTCAAAATGTTACATCTGTACGTTAATTTTTTTTGTCTTTTGATGGAAAAGGCAACCGCGGCCAGTCGGTCACTACTGGCTATTTTTTAAATTATAAAATATAATCAAATGCTTCCTTTAAAACTTTATCAGGCAATTGAATTACCTGTACCAAATGGAAGTACATTGACAAAATATTTTTTTCAAGATCAACCCCAGTTGCGAAATGCAACTATCCAGGCATTTCAAGTGTACACTTATAATACATTAAGTGCAACTCCTTTAACTGGTAGTGCCATGGTAGCGGCCACAGATATGAAAAAATCATTTTTGACTTTGTACAGTGGAGATCTACAAGTTGTTTGGAATATTCCATTATTAGCTATGAATAACATTAGCAATGGAACTGATCCATATGTATTTGAATTGCCAATTATGCAAGGTATTGTGATTAGTTGGGTAAAATCTTATGTGCAATTATCAACTGCACCTGGAACAACAAATGTGGCTTATGCTTTTGGAGCTTATTACACATTACCAACAACATCATAATTACTTTTTTCACTTTTAAATAAAATATATGCCGTTATATAAACCAGAGTTGTTTACTATTGATAGTGTTATGGATTTTTACCAAAACGCTAACGGCGTACATTATAAAGTTTACGGCGGAACTTCGCCTAAGGCGGAGTTCTGTCGTTACACTTTTGATGGTAACGAAAAAGAAATAGGGATGCAAGAACTTGAAAAAGCGCTTGTAAATCTAAAAAGTAACACAGAAAATACAAATCCTTACACTATTCAAGTTTTTACTAAAGAAAAGAAAAAAAAGGATGGTACCAGTACTGGATATTCAACAACACAGATTTCTTTTCAATTAAATAAAGCTGAAAGATATTTACCATATCCAGGAGTAGGAATGACGCAACAAACAGATCCAGATTTAAAATTAATGCTTACAAAAATTGTGGAAACACAAAATTTATTGATAAGCAAATTAAGTGAAGAAGAATATGAAGAAGAAGAAGATAAAAAAGATAGCGGTGGTTTTTTGGGAGCAGTATTAAATAATGAGAAATTTCAAGAAATGGCCATTGCGGCAATATCTGGAATTTTTACAAATAATATGATGAGACAACAACCAACAGCTTTGGCAGGCATACCAAATGAAGATCAGCAAAATAAAGCATTGCAAGCAATTCAATTAATTGCAAATAAAGATCCGCATTTTGGAGATCATTTATTGTATTTAGCAAATTTAGATAATGAAAAATATCAGTTTTTGTTGTCTTTTATAAATAAATAGTATGGATAAGGAGACAAAAAATTTAATCATTTGGGGTGGAGTGGCAGTTGGTGTATATGTAATAGCAAGCAATGGTATTAGCAGTGTATTGCAATGGTTAGGAATTACGCAAAGTCCGCAACAAGCAGCCGTTCAATCAGCTTTAACAACAAAAGCGGGTAATGGTTTGGATCCTACATACTGGCAACAATACACAACAGACGGAACAAGTTTAATTGATGATAATACAGCTCAAACACTTGTTAATGATATTTATAATTCACACGATTGGTTAGCTGGTGGTTATCAATTTGATCAAGTAATGAATGCTTTTAAACAATTAAATACAAAAACACAAACAAGTTATTTGGCTTATAAATTTCAGCAAACATCAGGAGCCGATTTATTAACATGGATGAACAGTGAAAGTAATTGGACATGGCCTTTCGGTAATAGATTTTCAGCAGATCAGATAAATACTGTTATTCAATATGTAAATAATTTACCAAATTCATAAAAAATGGACAAAAAAACTAAAAATATTTTATTAATAGGTGGTGGAGTAGCATTAGCATATTTAATTTTAATGCCCAAAGGAACAAGTAAAGCGCCTGCAACTATTAAACCAGTATCTCAATCAAATAATGTAAGCAATACATTGTCATCTGTTACCAGTTTATTTAGTAATATTAGTTCTTTATTTGGTGGATCTTCAACCAATTTACCAAGTACAGCTCCAGTTCAACAACAACAAATTGTTACAACTCCATTAAGTAATATTCTAACAGTAACAGCGCCTCCTTTGCCAAGTGTTGCTCCTAATATTCAAATAAATCCTGCATTATCCACAGATCAAACAACAATTGATGATACTGCGGATGATTCAGATCCATATGGCAATTATTATAATGCGTAAAAATTAAAAAATGAAACCTATTAATTTAATATTGTTGGCAATTGGTGGTTATGTAGCTTATAAATGGTATCAAAATTATCAAGCTACTCAAACATCACCAAGTTCTGCAACAACAACAGCAAATCCAACAATGTTATCTTTGCCTGGAGTTGCAATGTCCGTTCCAGAAACAACAGGACAAGCGCAAGTTGTTCCAACTCCTGCAACAATAATGCCTTTATCTGTTGCAAATGGATATAGTAACACATCAAGCGGAGCTTGTAGTTGTTGTATAAGTGGCGGAATGATAAACAAACAAGTGTTTGTAATTTAATCACTTTTTTAACCTTTAATAAAATGGCATTAAAAGAATACGATATTACATTTCAAGGATATGCAACACCAAGTTTTATTCAAACCAATTGCAATTCTGTAACATTTACCAATTTGGGAACTGCAACAGCATATATAGATCAATTGGTTCCTTTGTTGCAAAATCAATCTTTAACAATTGATGGGAATGAATGTGAAATTACAAGACATATTTTTCAAGTTACTTTTGATACAAGCGTAAGCGGTGCAACAAATAATTTATTAGTAATTTTGAAAAGCTATTTAAACGCATAACATGGGCGGAATACTTTTTAACAATAATGCAATTAATCAGAAAGGCACACCGTTGCTTTTTTCAGATATTTTTGCAAACAGGCCACAAGCTGCAATAAAAGGTAGATTGTTTTTTTCTACAGATACAAGCGCTATTTATGAAGATACAGGCAGCACTTGGACATTGCTTGCAAATGTTAATAATGGCAATGTAGGAACATTGGAACAAGTTACTACAAATGGCAACAGCACAGATCAGGGAATTACAATTACAGCCAATGGCTTAACTTCTAATCAAGTTGTTGTTAGTGGTGGAACATCATCACAATTCTTAAAAGCCAATGGAACATTAGATAATAACACTTATCTAACAACAGGAAGTGCATCATCTACATATCAACCTTTAATAACACTTACAACAACAGGAACAAGCGGAACAGCAACATTTAGCGGTAATACACTAAATATTCCTAATTATGGCACTGCATTAAGTGGATATTTACCTTTGAGTGGGGGAACATTAACAGGAACTTTGATAGGTACAGGAATAGTATTAACTAACGGAATTACTGCATCATCATTTAATACAATTGGTGGAACATCATCCCAATTCTTAAAAGCAAATGGAACATTAGATAGTAACACTTATCTAACAACATCAAGTGCTGCATCTACATATCAGCCATTAATAA